ATGAGCACCAGATCCACCTGCCGAAGAAACCACACCGGAAGCTTGAACCGAAGCTTGCCGTCTACTTTCTTGTGCCGCGCCTTCTAACCTTGCCTTGCGTACAGATTCGGATTCACCGAATTTCTTTTCCGCAAGTTCCATAGCGATCTTAGGCGCCGCGGGAACATTATCGAACCCTGGGATCATCGTTCTTAACTCCGCGTAAGCCTCATTTAAGGCTACCGCGAAAGGGACATCTTCATGTTTAGATTTCCCCTCATCAATATCAAGGATCTCAGGATGTTTTTCATAAACCAACTTATTGGCTTCTAGCCTGTCAGATTGGGCCTTCTCTGCTTTCTCAGCATTACTCAAAGCACCCATGACATTAGTCTGGGCAGCCGCGATCTTCTTATTGATATATTCATCTACCTTTTTAATATCAATCTTGCCATCTTTGATATCTAAACCATCGGTAGAAACTGTGGCATCAGGAATAACTACTGGCGATGCGGAAGATGGTTTATTTTTTTCCAGAAGCTTATTAATCCTCTTCTGTATTTTAACTTTATCGGCCTCAGGCTCAACCTTCTCCACCGCGGCCGCTGGTTCGACCTTTACGGGTTCTGGTTCAACCTTAACCTCCGGCTTAACGCCCTCGGCTACCGAAGCCTTCAATATATCCTTATCAGATACTGGCGCCGTAACCGCCGGCTTAATGCCGGTTTCAACCGGAGTCTTAACCTCGGTCTTTACTTCCTTAACTTCTGGTTCTTTTACTACCGTATCTGGCATACTTACTCCTTTTCTTGCAGAGTACCAAGTTCCTTCGACATCAGCCGAGGTAACCCAATAACCCACTTTACCGCCTCGATCTTACCGAGGCATTTATGCGCCTTCTCCAACTCCCCCTTGTCCAGGTGCAACAGGGCTTGGCGCTGCTCCTGGTCCACCCGCTGCTCCAGGCGTTGCTTGACCATTAGCCAAAACTGGCCCATTTGCCCCTCCTGGAGGATATCCTTGTCCTGCATTTGGCGCTCCTTGCGGGGCCTGTGACCCCATTACTTGTTGTGCCGAAGCGTTATCCGACATCTTCTGCAACAACTGTTGTTTAGTCGCTAAAATATGATCTTCTAAAAGCTGTTTATTCTCCGGCGGCATAGAATTGCCATCAGGAGAATCCCTAAACATTGTATGCCCATGTAAATGTTCTAAAATATTATCCAAGGGGCTGGTCATAACCTTATGCCCCTGGAGCATTAACATGTTCTCGTCCATGACCGACTGCGCTAATTGATCTTGAGCCTTAGGCTTTTCTCCGATATATCTCTCCACATCCACCTTGCCGGCCGCACGGAAAGCATCCGCAGTAAGTTCCCATAACCCTCCGGGGTTACGTAATACCAAAGGATTCTGAATCATGCCTTGATAAAGGATAGAAGCTACTTGCTGCTGCATCGCCTTACTGCCGCCGGTAGCATCTAATCCTTGATAAACATCATAGCTGCCGGCAATATCCTCGGGGGCGATACCATCGGGGAAGATGGGATCTCCGTCATCGCCAAGGATCCGATGCTCAAGCCCGGGCGGTATCTTTTCCTGATATTGCTGAAATATACTCAGTAATATCTTAGCGAGAAATACCTGTATTCTCTTAGCCAAAGTGATAAATCTTTGATCTCCTTGCTGGATAATAGCTAAAGTGCCTCGGGCCGTAGACCGGCTGCGGTTAACGCTGGATTCCTGGCCGGACTGATACGATCCCACCGATGCGATCTTCTCCACCATATCCATGATCATCTTCTCTTCCTGGAAGCTGACCATAGAATTATTCGGCATTACCAGCCACTTGGCGTCATTAACATCATCCATCGGGATCCAAAGACCGGGACGTACCTGTATCTCTTCGGGTGTAAGCCCGGACGCGGCGCGATAAACGCCCATCGGCACAATACTCATAGTACCGGCGTCAAGGCGCTGGTTATGGATTGCATTCATTTCCTTTTCCAATTCTTTTATAAAATCGCCTATTGACTTGCCATACATGCGGTTAGTGCGTTTTACAAGCTGGCCGATAGAAAAAGGACGCTTATTGATACGACTGATAGCAAGTAGCGGCATGGCGCCTAAGAAAGTACGGCTTGATTTTTCCACCCAAAAGATACATTCAACCTTACCCATCTCGGGTATATAATATTTTCCATACCATTCGATGAGGCTTAGTGGCATGTTGTCCCGAGCGATATTGGCAGCCCTCACGCCTTCGGCTTCCATCTTAGCCTTGTCGAGGCCCTTGATCGACTCTTCCGTACAATAAGTATCTATACCATCAACATTTTCAAAGAAACCCATTTCCTGTTTATCTTTAAGATCGTCGAGGAACGGGTGAGTGCGATGCCAGATATGACGCAAGTCGTTCTCGTCAGATCCGGGGACAGAATATACGGGGAACCCTACGTCCTCTAAAGGAAGTACATCCACCGCACAATTCTCAAACTTTTTATAATCGTAACTTATTTCCCAATCCGTCTCCTCAACTTTCTTCTGGATTTTTTTACCCATCATGTTGAGGATCATATTTTTAAACTTAGCTACTATCGCTTCTTTTTTCTTCATGCGCCGCTGGATCCACTTAAACTCCTCTTCCCATCTGGTCTTAGTAACGCAAGTGCCTTCAAGAATTAAATTCTTAGTGACGTCATCGACGATAGAGGCAAACTTCATTGAGCGTAAAGCCCAGCGCATAAACTTAGAAACATTTTCCGCGGTATCGACATCGGCTTTTTCCTGGGGAATCCAGTAAACAAGTTCATCGTTATAAACCGTGGGGAATAATTTAGCGTGTAAGAGTTCAACGGTCATGGCGAGAACCATTGTACGTACGTTGGCGCATCCGGGGAAAGGATCGTTCTTCGGCTCCTTTTTACCTTCGTACATATTCATAATCTCAACGCGCTCGGCCATGAACTCAGCGCGGTCTTTCTCGTCATTCTCGACGTCAGCGATAACCCGGGAAACAATATCCTGCTGAATCTCAGGAGATAAATCCAACATCATAGACATACGTTTTTTCTTTTCTTTCTTTAAAACGTCGTCCGATGTTTTTTTGTCAATGTTTTTGGGCATTAACGGCGTCCTTTTTTCATTCCTTTTTTCCCTTTAGGCTTGCGTCCCGTAGCTAAAGCCTGGCCAGTTTTACTTTGTGCGATCTTAGCACTCGCCGCCTTACCATAACCTAACCCTTTTAATTTCGTATATAACTTTTCAACTTTTGTTCCTTTTGGCATATTTACCTCCGATTTAAAAACTTACAAGGCTTCTCGAACCTGTTATCTAAAATTTACTATCGACCCTGATACGTTGTACGAACCCACCGCTGCGTCTTTAGCCACCGAGCAATCGATCACGGCGGTATTATAAGTCCCCATAGTCCCGTTAATGCCAGTCCCCATCGATGCTCCCGAAAGACAATTATCCCCTACCCATGTCTGATTCCAGGTGACTGTCCACGGTTGCCGCCACGGATTAACCGGAGGATAGACCGGATAAGGAACCGGTACTATATTCTCCCGTATCGTTTCTCTTTCAATGATCACCACGGAAACTCTACGCGCCCGATCATCTTTGTGCTGGCGCTCTTCGATCCTATCCAGCTTTCCATCTTTAAGGTCGTCAAGATCCATTTTCAGGATCCTACGTTCTTCCTGTAACTCCTTTACCCTCGTATCCAAATCAGCAATCTTTTCAAGCGTTCGATGCACTATCCTTTTAACCTCCTGCACCTGTTTTTCTCTGCCTTCTTTTTCGGCTAAGGCTACGCCTTCTTTCACGATATCTTTTTCCATAATCCCTTTCTCCTTTTTTAGGCCGGAGAAGCCTTGTAAGTCCTAAAATAAAAAAGCCCGAATCAGAACCAAGAAAGGTTCCGACCCGGGCGTTTTAAACGCTCTACGTCTATGGCGCTTTAAGCGCTCTGTTGTTCTTTGGAAAAGATTAAATTATCTTTTCCACATTTCGCGCAACGTATCTCGATCTTAAAATTACAATCTCTTTCTAAAATTTTGCACAATAACCGCCGGCAACATTTGCATCTCTGTTCCACGGTTACCTCACAAGCCATTTGCGTCCTTACATCGTTGTGGACGTAACCAATTAACGCCTTCAACATAAAGATCGTATAAAGGGCACCAATTCTTTTCCGAATAAATCCCCACCCAATGATGCAATAAAGGACAATCCGTACATTTATCTTTATCCTTTAAGTCTATCTTTACCCGCATATTAGAAAGATTTCTTCGCCGCACGGGTAAAAAAACTTTTATTAAATGATTTTATCCTGGGGGCACCGCCGGAAATTTTCTTCATTGTCGTAGAAGGAGATTTAATCTGTGCCATGTCAACAAGTTTTATTTTCTTCATTTTACCGATAGCACCTTTTGTTCTCATAATAAAACCTCCTACTTAATAATATTATACCACACAAGGTATCACCTAATACCCCGTAGAGGCATCAGCCGTTAAACGCTTACGGAACACCACCCGCGCCGGCCGTATAACTTCATAAGTTTTAGTATTAAACAATACGAGAAGGCCGTAGCGCAAGGCGTCCTGGCCGTGCTCGTAGAACCCGTCTTTTTCCGGGCTCTCTTCGTCCGATTCCGACCGCACATAACCCCCCAAAAATCCGTCTATAAGAATATGGCACTTGGTATCAAACTTGATCCTGGCCGCACCATCATATTTAGGCAATAATAGATTACGGACAAGATTAATACCGTCCTTGACCTTGCTTGGCCGGGATTGTATCCGTATCCCAAACCCCCGAAGGATATCGGCCGTAGTCTTTTCGTTCTTATCCGATTTAGCCCTTACCGCAGGATCCCCGGCGTCCTTAAAGGTATAGCCGGCATAAAGCTTATCCGACATCTCCAAAACCTGCTCCGCGAACTTGTTAATAACAATATCCGTACCCATCAGCTCATTAAGCACCAAAGGGCTACCTTTCTCGTCGATCTGGAAGAATACGCAGAAGGGGTGGCGGTAGCCAAAGTCCCAACCGCGGTAGATATCCCGAAAAGGGATGGATTCTAAGGTGGTGACGTGCAGGTCAGACCGAAACTCAGGGTATACGCGCTTACCGCTAGACCTTGAGAAGTCCAGTTCCATCTCCTGATTCCATATATCGACAATATATCCTTTCTTGGTCGTTAACGCCCAGGCCTCATCCTTATCCGGATCCGCGGTATAATGCAGCCGCATGACGAGGAAACCGTTCTCGTTACGGTATTTATGTAAGCCCTTACACAATAATTCCGGTTTAGTCATGCTCTTTGCTCTTACCCCTTGTAGAGGTCTGCCGGCGGCGATTTGGCCACGAGAGGCAAGGCGGCCAAGACGAAAATCAGGCTAGTGAGTATGGTTTTAACCATCAAAATTCATTAAAAAGGTATCGTATTCCTTAAAATCAACGCCTAAATGTTTACACCGTAGTTTTTCCAGCTTCTTAGCGAATTGATGCTGGGCATAATAAGGCGCCGCAGGGGAATCGCCTGGATCAGCCTCCGGTCCATACACCCCTGCCAAGCGGTCTTTCTCGAACTGGACATCAAAGGCGGTAACTTGAGCATCCGTGACACCGGCCAGCCCGCAAAGGAACTGCTCATCCACTTCGTGCATAGCCACAAGAAATTCATATATTTTATTCTTCATATCAGAAACCTTAACGACATCAACCTTTTTACGTTTACCTTTAGCTGCAGGCCATAATTCCGTAATCCAGTCTCCGACTGTTTCATACCTATGCTCTTTGTGTGGAATTGTTTTAATGAATATGTTTAGCATTCCTTCTCCCTCCTCTGTAACTCTTCCAACAAAGACTGTACCCCCGTAGAGGGTTTGAACGTAGCCATGACCAATCGTATAAGTACCCGGGAGAATAACTGTCGATCGCTCATCTTGGATAGTAATTCTTTTTCCTT